GGCCGACGGGTCAAAAACGGAGGTCTCGAAAAAATTCTGCAATTTTTTATTGCAAAAAGAAAACGCTTGATGTATAATTTATTTCATGGACCAAACAACACTTAAAAACCACCTGCATTACGACCCCGATACAGGTGTGTTTACGCGCAAAAAAGCTTGGGGACGTAAGCCCGCCGGAAACGTTTTAAGCTCAAAAAATGCGCACGGCTATGTGCAAATAAGCGTTGCCGGCCGGTCCTATACGGCTCAACGCTTGGCGTGGCTGTACGTTCACGGAGTGTGGCCAGACGGCGTGGTTGATCACATCAACCGCATTCGCGATGACAACCGCATATCAAATTTGCGATGCGTAAGTCACTCTCAAAACTCGCTCAACACTGAGTACACTACAAGCCGCGCTAAAGTCCGAGGCGTTACCTACTGCCCGCCTTGGCGCGCCACCATTCAGGTTGACGGCAGACGAAAAGATCTCGGCCGATTCCACACGCTTGAAGAAGCCATTGCTGCCAGAAAAGCTGCCGAACTGCGGTATAAAGTGTAAACTCGCACCATGTTCCAAACTTTGCCCCTTACTGCACGCCAACTGCAAGCGACCGAAGCGCGTTTGCAGGCGATTTATGACGCTGCCAAGCTTGGCTTGCGTGGGGACAACCTAGCGCACGCAGCAGGGATGTTGCCGGTCGAGTATCGGCGGTTGTGCAAGATGGACCCGTTGGCGCAGATGGCCGAACAGAAGGGGCGCGCCGACGCCGAGCGCGAACTAAGCATGATCTTGTACGCAGCGGCTGCCGCTGGCGACACCAAGGTCGCCTTGGACATCCTGCGCTTCCAACACGACTGGGTCGCCAAGCAGCAAGTGCAGATCGACGTCAGTCAGCAGATCAGCGTAATATCCGCGCTTGAGGCGGCCGAGCGCCGCGTCATCGACATGGGGGTTGCCAATGGACCTGATGAATATGCTGCGCTATCAGATGATGGGGCAGTCAGGCGGCTACCGGCCGACCAACGAACTGTCGCCAATCATGGCGGATCAACCGTCAATGTTGGCCGGGCGGCTGGGGTTTGAGACGCCATACCGGCTGCGCGGCGGCGCAAGCACTTCGTTTGTGCAGTTGCCTGACGGCAGTATCATGCGCGCGCCAACGATGTATGACCTTGGCATCGCACGCCGTCTGTTCGGCGGCGATGTCGACTTTGGGCTGCAATACGGCCCGCAAGACAACGCGCCTGACCAGTATCGCGCCATGTTGCAGTACCGTCGGCAGTTCTGATGCAAGCTCCGATTTACTCAGCGACAGACGAGCAGGCGCTTATGACGCGCCTCTGGTCCCCCAAGCTCAAGAACGATCCTGAAGCGTTCGTTCTGTTCGCGTTCCCGTGGGGCCAGCCCAACACGCCGCTCGCGCACCACAAAGGCCCGCGTCAGTGGCAGCGCCGCCTGCTGCGCAAGATCGCAGAGCACATCCGCAACAACAACGACGCCGCTGCCTACAGGGTGTTCCGGAGTGCGGTCGCCTCCGGTCGCGGTATCGGGAAGTCGGCACTCGTCAGTTGGCTCGTGCTGTGGATGCTGTCCACGCGCATCGGCGCCACCACCATCGTGTCGGCCAACAGCGAGGCGCAGCTCCGCTCGATCACCTGGTCGGAGATCACCAAGTGGCTGGCGCTCCTCATCAACAGCCATTGGTTCGAGATCAGCGCGACGCGGGTCAGCCCGGCCAAGTGGCTGGCTGAGATCGTGGAGCGCGACCTGAAGAAAGGCACACGGTTCTGGTCGATCGAGGGGCGCCTCTGGTCGGAGGAAAACCCGGACGCCTACGCTGGTCTGCACAACGTAGACGGGGTGTTCCTGGTGTTCGACGAGGCGTCAGGCATTCCAGATCCGATCTGGGACGTGGCCCAGGGCTTCTTCACAGAGAACACGCCAAACCGCTTCTGGATGGCGTTCAGCAACCCTCGGCGCAACCAAGGCTACTTCTTCGAGTGCTTTCACTCCAAGCGGGAGTTCTGGCACTCGGAGCACATCGACGCCCGTGACGTCGAGGACACGGACAAGGCGATCTACGAGCAGATCATCGCGGAGTACGGCAGCGACAGTCCGCAGGCCCGCATCGAGGTGTACGGTGAGTTCCCGAGCGCGGGCGACGACCAGTTTATCCCGCCGCAACTGGTGGACGAGGCCGCGGCCCGGCCCCGGTACAAGGACGCGGACGCGCCGATCGTGATTGGGATCGACCCGGCGCGGTCAGGAGCAGATTCGACCGTGATCGTGGTGCGCCAAGGGCGCGACCTGCTGCACATCAAGCGGTACCGGGGCGACGACACCATGACGACGGTCGGGCACGTCATCGACGCCATCGAGGAGTACAGGCCGACGCTGACGGTCATCGACGAGGGCGGGCTGGGCTACGGCATACTTGACCGGCTGACGGAACAACGGTATAAGGTGCGTGGGGTGAACTTCGGTTGGAAGTCAAAGAACCCGATCATGTGGGGCAACAAGCGCGCCGAACTGTGGGGCGCGATGCGGGACTGGTTGAAGACTGGCAGCATCCCCAACGATCGGCAGTTGAAGTCGGACTTTACCGGCCCCAAGACCAAACCGGACTCGGCCGGGACGATCTTCTTGGAGAGCAAGAAGGACATGAAAGCAAGAGGACTAGCCTCACCGGACGCAGCAGACGCGCTGGCGTGTACGTTCGCGTTCCCGGTCGCGTCCCGTCAGTCGTCCTACAAGCCGGAGCGCCAAGTAGCGTACTCCGACCGAGTCAGTCAAGCCGCCGGATGGATGGGAGCCTGACCAACATGGCAAAAAAGTCCGTCAGTCTGTCGGTGGGGCGCGGTGAGAAGCTGCCAACCAAGGAAGGTGCCGGGCTGACGGCCAAGGGTCGGGCTAAGTACAACGCAGCCACCGGCAGCAACCTGAAGGCACCGGCGCCGAACCCGAAAACGGAAGCAGACAAGGGCCGCAAGGCCAGCTTTTGCGCCCGTATGGGCGGGGTAGCAGCCAAGGCCAAAGACGGCGAACGCGCCAAAGCGGCGCTCAAACGATGGAAGTGCTGACATGGCAACCAAACCTGGTCTTTACGCCAACATCAACGCCAAACGCGAGCGCATAGCCGCCGGATCAGGCGAGAAAATGCGCAAACCCGGCACCAAAGGCGCGCCAACGGCCAAGGACTTCAAAGACTCGGCCAAAACAGCGAAAAAGAGGTAGTCAGCCATGCCACTCGTCAAGTCAGCCAGCCCCGCCGCCTTTCGGAAGAACGTGAAAACTGAAATGTCGGCTGGAAAGCCGCAAAAACAGGCGGTGGCGATAGCGTACTCGACCAAACGCGCTGCTCAAGCCAAAAAAGGCAAAAAGTGAAAGACGTTCTCGATACCATGCGGACGCGGCTTCGGGTCGCGATGTCCGCATACGCGGACAGCCGGCAGGACCAGTTGGACGACTTGCGGTTCATGGCAGGCTCGCCCGACAACAACTGGCAATGGCCCGCAGACGTGCTAAAAACGCGTGGGACGGCCCAAGGGCAGACGATCAATGCTCGACCCTGCCTGACCATCAACAAGCTCCCCCAGCACGTCAAACAGGTCACCAACGACCAGCGTCAAAACCGGCCGTCGGGCAAAGTGATCCCGGTGGACGACATGGCCGACGTCGAGATGGCTGAAGTCTTGGACGGCATCGTGCGTCACATCGAGTACATCAGCGATGCGGACGTCGCCTACGACACGGCGTGCGAGAACCAAGTCATCCACGGCGAGGGCTACATCCGGCTGCTGACCGAATACTGCGACGAGACGAGCTTTGATCAAGACATCAAGATCGGGCGGGTCAGAAACCCGTTTTCGGTCTACATGGACCCGATGATCCAAGATCCGTGCGGGGCAGACGCTGAGTATTGCTTTATCACGGACGAAATCACCAAGGAAGAGTACCACCGACTCTACCCAAAGGCCGCGCCGGTGACCTCGATCATGGCGCAAGGTGTCGGCGACGCCGACATCAGCCAGTGGGTGGGCGAACTGACCATCCGCATCGCCGAGTACTTCTATTACGAGCACAAACCGGCAACGCTGAACCTGTACCCGAACGGTCAGGTGTTCTTTCAGGACGACCCGCAGGACAAGCAGATGCGTCAGATGGGGCTGCGCCCCATCCGGCAGCGCAAGGTCGACCGAAAGCAGGTGAAATGGCTCAAAACCAACGGTTTTGAGGTGCTGGAAGAGCGCGACTGGCCTGGGCAGTACATCCCGGTCGTGCGAGTGATCGGCAACGAGTTCGAGGTCGA